CTTAGCGATATAAAAATATACACTGCCAAAAGCGAATTAACTGGTAGGCGTAGGGATGAACTAACGGATGAGAAATACCTAGACTTCAAGCGTCACTGGTATGCGTGTCAGAAAAAAGGTATCATCGAGGGGCATAGAGAATACATGAATATAAATTGTATAGAAAAATTCTATGACCAAAACAGAAATGAGATACATAAATTAAATGAGAACCAAGGCTGAAATAGAACTTGACAAGCAGAGATATAACAGTCAGATATTAGAATATATCTGGCACTCTGCCAAGGGTAACAACAATTGGAATAAAGAAACTGCTAAGATACTAGCAGATATGCATGGCTTAGATTATAAATTAGTTTTAAAGATAGGCAAGAGTGCTAAAATTAAATCTAAGTTTAGGTCAGTAGATTGGGATATAACGTAATGAGTATAGATCATATCGGAACCAGTAGTCTAATGAAGCACCCCGTATTCTCACCGATAGAGGATGTTGTAGTGCATGAGAATAAACTATCTCATATGCATAGAGCGCAATCTAATCGACCCGTACCACCAGTTGATAGTGCGGATTTTTTACAACCCCTAGAAAAAAGAGGAGATAAAATAAATATATTAATTTAATTGTTGACAGGTATTATCCTATCTGTTATAACGTAATCATTAATAACAACAACAACAACAAAAGGAAACACAAAAATGTTTACAGTAATATATAAAAAGAAATTGGGTGGTAAGATTATATCTCGTAAAAGTTTAGCAACCACAAAGCGAAGAGCTTACGATGAAACACTACGAGCTAATCCAAAAGGCTACATCCAAGCTGTAATACAGAACCATCGTTTCGTAGCTTAGTTTAAAATAGAAACCTATCTTAGTTATAGTAATACATATATAACTAGGGTAGGTTTTTCTATTTAATAACAAGGAGATTAAATTATATGAAGACATTTAAAAAGTATCAAGAGTGGACTAAGAAGACAGCACTGTATGACAACCCAGTTATATATCCATGCCTTGAACTAGGTGCTGAAGTTGGCGAGGCATTCAACCAAGTCAAGAAAATATATAGAGATGACAATGGTATCGTATCTCATGTACGCAAGTACGACTTAGAGAAAGAACTGGGGGATTGTATGTGGGCATTGGCTAGACTAGCGGATGACCTAGACCTAGACCTAGAACAGATTGTAGAAATTAACATAGCTAAGTTAGAGGATAGGTTAGAGCGAGGTAAGATAAGAGGAAGCGGAGATAACAGGTAATGCTATTAGAAACTATTTCAGCTTTCACTGTAACCATTGGATGCCTAGCCCAGAACATATACTTTGAAGCTAGAGATCAACCAACTATAGGACAGATGGCAGTGGCAGAAGTAGTAATGAATAGAGTACACTCTCCCCTGTTTCCAGATACTGTGTGCGAGGTAATACATGAAGGCCCTACGTACAAATGGAAACAGGAGTTACCTATCAAACACAGATGCCAATTCAGTTGGTACTGTGATGGCAAGAGCGATACACCTAAAGATCAAAGGGCGTGGAATAAATCCATAGCAATAGCAGAAGAAGTATACTATTCATACGGGTTGTCAATTAATATTGTAGATGGTGCAATCTTTTATCACTCAATAGATGTTGACCCCAACTGGAATAGAGAGTACGTTGTACAGATTGAAGATCATATATTCTATAAATAGATTAGGAGATACAAACAATGAATATATTTTTTATAGACAAATGCCCTATTATCTCAGCTATGCAATTATGTGACAAACACGTTGTTAAAATGGTACTGGAGACTGCTCAAATGTGCAGTACTGCTATGCATGAGAAATACTCAAATGATGAAATAATTCTAGATCACATATATAAGTCTGCATACAAGAATCATCCTATGACTGTGTGGGTGCGAGAGAATGTTTCTAATATGTCATGGGCTGTACTGCATGGACTATCTATAGGTAGAGAATACAAGTATAGATATGGTAAGGATCACAAGAGTACAACTATCTTACGGAATATCGCAGAGTATATGTTCCATGACGATTTTGATGTGGACTATACATTACATACAGAACCACCACAATGTATGCCAGAGATGTATAAAAGACTTGACTACGTAGAGGCTTATCGTTCATACTACATAGACGCAAAGTCTCACATACTAACATGGACTAAGCGTAAAAGACCAGAGTGGGCATTTCCTTACTTAACAAGAATGGGACTTAACTAATGCATACCAAGTATTCTGTATGCCAGATACCTTATGAAGCTACTAAGACATGGATACTGGACATTCACTATGCTGGACGTATGCCATCTATCAGCTATGCCTATGGTCTGTACTTCTATGATGAGATGGTAGGCATGGTATCGTATGGTAGTCCTGCATCACCGTCATTGTGTAAGGGTATCTGTGGTGAAGAACACCGGGGCGATGTCATTGAGTTGAATAGGTTAGTACTCAGGGACAACCTACCCAATGAGGCTAGTTTCTTGGTAGGTAAATCCCTGAAGCTATTACCTAAACCCAAGGTAGTTGTATCATATGCCGACACCGCACAAGAACACTTAGGTATTATCTACCAAGCTACTAACTTCCTGTTTACTGGTACAACTAAAGCACGTACTGACATAGCAGGTAAGGATGGTAAGCACTCCCGGCATCATTTAGGTGACAAGTCTAATCGTATTAATCGAAGTGCTAAACATAGATACGTATACTTTATAGGTAACAAGAAACAGAAGAAGATATTGCGTAATGCTTTGCGCTATAATATACAAGATTGCTATCCAAAATTTTAAAAGGAACAAGTAGATGAGGGTAAAGAAGATACGAAGGAATAGAGATACTGACAGTATAGAGTTTGGTAATCCTATAGCTAAACATTCTTGGAAAGTTAATAGGGCCAAGAGATTTGCAGACAAGACAAAGTATGACCGCAAACGAAAGGCCCCTGTATCCCATGACCTTAGACCTGTCTGATATAAGATCGGGTGAAACCAAGAGAGGTGTATGCCCTAAGTGCCATAGATATAATACGTTTACTTTATCTAAGGTAGGTAACACTACGATGTGGAACTGTTACTCTGCATCATGTGGTTACAAGGGCGTAAAACATAATTCAGATATGTCAGTCGAAGACATACGACACAAGATGAAACAAGAAGAGGATAGCGTAGATGAGTATAGAAGTATTGATAGCAGTAAATTGGTTTTTGCTGATAGTATTCGCCATTTTCTAAAGCAGTACGAAGTGGAGGATGCCCCTGTCTTGTATGATCCCATNGATAAGAGGATGGTGTTTCTTATACAAGANAGGGGAGAGACAGTAGATGCCATAGGTAGATCAATAAACAACAAGATGCCTAAGTGGAAGCGGTATGGCAACAGTGTAATGCCTGTTGTTGTACCCTTTGACACACCGCCTAAACTTAATCTAGTTATAGTAGAGGATATTATATCCGCTTGGAAAGTATGTACCCATGTACCTGACACACACGCTATGGCTCTATTAGGTACATCACTTCCTACGGAAAACTTAAATAAGATATGGAGAGACTATTCTATAATAACTATAGCATTAGACAAGGACGCTACAGACAAAGCAATTAAGATGTCAAGAAGGATAGCCATAGGAGTTGACAAGTGTAGGGTAGTTATGCTAGAGGTGGATCTTAAAGACATGACAGTAGAGGAAATAAACAAATGCTTGAACTAGTTAAGGCACTATGTAACAAGGACATATACAATACTGTAGGGAGTATACCTGTAACTGCATTTGATAAAGAGCCAAAGCGTATAGTCGAGGCTATCATCTCTGCACAAGAGACATATACTAAAGACCTACAAATATCTGAGATAGAAACTTTATTCTTTAGTGACAATAGTTTACTAACAAAAGCACAGGAAGATACTTACAAACTATTGTTTGCCAAGATGCGGTATGCTGAAGACATATCATTGGCTGTTGCCAAGGATGTTATGCAAAACCTGTGGAGAGTAGAGGTAGGTAGGCGAGTGTCTGAGCTAGGGTATGCACTCATAGAAGGACAAGAGACATCGTTGGATAGTCTATCTAAGTTAGTAGATGAGTATGCGTCAGGGTTTGTTACGGATGCATCTCCATTCTCAGGCATAGACTTAGANCCACAAACNTTAATTAAGTCTTTAGANATACAAACCAAGTGGGCATTTAATGTTAGCTCACTTGCAGAGAAAGTATCTGGAGTATCGGCAGGACACTTTGTAGTCGTAGGATCTAGACCAGAGACAGGTAAGACATCTAGTCATGCGTCATTTGCAATGGGGCCTAACGGATGGATAGAGCAGGGGGCAACAGTACACGTACTATGTAACGAGGAACCACCTAACAGAGTTGCCATGCGGTACTTGAGTTCTGCTACAAATCAAAGTGAGGATCAGTTGTCTGGTGGTCAGTCTAAAAT